GCAGGCACGGATAACCGCCCGAAAGGGTGATCGCATCGTGGCTTACAATGCCGCACTCGAAGCGGCCCGATTATCCGAACTACTGAATGTCTTGATTCCATCCGGCCTCGCGGCCGCGTAAGCACCAGTCTCACCCCCCCCCCATAACTAATATGCCCAGGAGTCGGAGGCCCTAAAGGGTGACGTTCGCAGCGGGCGGGCCGCAGTGAGGCCCGGAGACACATCCGCTGTCAACGTTAGCGGGAGTAGTGTGCCCGGACTCGACCGCCTACTGACGCCGGCAGAAATCGCCGAAGCCTGGCAGCTGGATCAGACCACGATCCGGCGGATCTTCCAGGATGAGCCCGGCGTGCTGAAGCTGGCGAATGATGGGCGCCGGAAGCGGGCATACACGACGCTGCGCGTCCCCCTCGAGGTCTATCAGCGCGTGGTGAGAGAGAGAAGCCGATGAAATCGCCATGGGACTTCATCCCCGTACCTCAGGCGGTAGCCGCGCGGCGGGACATGCGGCCCGCGGAGAAGTTCCTCCTGGGGCGGCTCATCGGGGGCTCAAACGATGACGGCCGGTACAGGATCGGAATCAAGGCCCTGGCGAAGTATCTCGGGCTGGAGTATCGAACGGTTCGCGCGGCGGCGATTCGACTTGAGGCATTGGGGCTTATCTCCATCAAGGCGACCGGCAAGGCCAGCGTCTACACGGTCAACCAAGAGGTAATTTCAGACTGGCACAAATGTGCCACTCAGGAAACGGATGATGCACAAACGTGCCAGTCAGAGAGGCACACCCGTGCCAGTCTGACTGGCACATCTGTGCCAGTGGATCCTCTGAGTTCTTCTCTTGAGAACTTTAAGAGAGAAGGCGCGGTCGCGCCGGCTGATTTTTCTTTTCCTTTGGGGAACGGAAAAGAAGAGCCCGGGGTTTGCGGCTTGTGCGGAGATCTCGGCGTTCTCCGAAATGTCCGCCCGGCCACGCGGTGTAGCTGCCAGTACGGGTCACAGGTGAGCGACACCATCCTGAGGCTCTGGTACCCGACAAAGCCAGAGCCAAAGCCAGAGCGTAGAGGCTGGGTCGACCGCTGGGAAGCCAAAGACGCCCGGGTGATGCAGACGGCCAGGGAGATCATAAAGCGGCAGGTAGAACGTGGAAACCAACCAGATCAGCATTGAACAGGCAGCACGGGAACTGGAGACAGCGCAGCGCCAGTACGTGGACGTACTCGACAGCTATGAGGCTGGCCGCGCCGACTTGCTGCTACTCAAGGCAGTTGCCGGCTTACTCAGTCAGGCGCACTACAAATTGAAGCAGGCGCACCTGGACACCAACAGGGGTACGGCGATTGCACCAGCGGGCTCTGGCGCACACGTGGAGGCATCTGAGAGCGAGCCATGAAGCAGACCGACGATTTCACCAAGGGCAACGTGATGGCCGCCCGGCTGCTTCAAGACTCCCCCGGCATGTATCCCCCCGGCTCCCTGGCTGGAATGTGGGCAAGGCTGTGGATCGAGCGGCACGGCGAGCAGCAGGCGGCAGCACGCGACGATGGACAGCAGCAGGCACCAGCAGGCGACGGCGAGCAGTTGGTGATGGCGTTCGAAGGCGAGCGAGCGGAGGCGGCGTAAGTGGTTGAAAGCATAGGGGCCGTCGCAGGGTCTACCGTGCTCAATGATTACCGCGCGATGTCCAGAATTCCTACACGGTCAATTTTTCCGCATATGAGGGGGAGCCAAGATGAAGCATAAAGCACCAGGTGACTTACAGGTTGCCGGGCGGCAACTGTGGGCCAGCCTTCATGAACAGTTCGCTATCCCGGAAGGGTCCACCAGCCTCCTGGTGGAGCTGTGCCAGATCAGCGACTCCCTGGCCGCCGTCCGGGACATCCTACGGCGCGATGGGCCACTCCCGGAGGGAAAAAAACACCCGCTGGTGGACGCCGAACCGAAACTGAGCGCACAGTTTCAGAAGTTGTGGAAGATGCTGGGCTTCGCCGATCCCGAGGAACCACGGCGCGGACCGGGGCGCCCGCTGAGGAGCTGACATGGCACGGGCGAAATCATTACAGGCAGGGAGCGGCTCCGTCGCGGAGCGGGTCCGAGAGGAATACAGCGATCCATTCGCGCTGATAATTCTCACCGCCGAAGCCTTCGGTTCCGAATTGCCGACAGCGGCAGAGCGCACGGCCTTCATCGCATCATACGCGGACTGGTTCCTGGAGCATTTCGATTGGATCACTGATCCCGACAACGATGGACAAGACTATTATCTCCACGTGGGTCCGCAAGTGTTCCAGCGAGGCGAGCCTTTCTTTGCCCGCGTCGACGCGGCGGCGCTGGGAACATTTGAGCCGCCCAATCCTGATGCGGTGAAGGGCGGTCGCTACGGGCGCAACTGGCAGACGGCAATTGCGGCGGCGCGGGGCCGCTGGTTCCGACAGCACAAGCTGAGAATCACCAAGACGGAGCGGGCCTGGCTGCGGGAGCAGGAGGCGCCGAAGGTCACAACGCCCAGCAAGCCGCAGATCACGAAGGTACATACCATCGAAAAGAGGGAGCAATGAGCAAACGGGATTTCACCGAGATAGGACGAAAGTACGCCCAGGGGCTCAAGGGCGGCGCGCCCTGTAGTTGCGTGCGCCAGGCCGGCACGGGGCCAACGGACAACGCCAGCAGAGCCGAGGCCGCCTTGGCCGCGGCGAAGGAAGTGCTCGATAGGCTCGCCGTAGTGGAGCAGCGGCTGGCGAAGCACGACCAGATTTTGCTCATGACCACCGCAGCGTTCAAGGAATTTACGGTCACGCTGCTGAACCATAATCAGGCGCTAGACCAGTTATTTGGTGTCGAGCGGCCCGTGAGGCCATCCACCGAACCGAACTAAGTTCTCTCAGGGCCACGCCGCACTTCATTGTGCACCTGGCCCAGTTGTTAAGCCACGCCGCGCCACCCATGCGCACCTGGCCACGTTCCAGGCGAACGTAAACCGCTAACTCAGCGACAACCTGAAGCCGTCAGGCGCCACCTCCCGCCGCGCACTTTGATGCGCACTGGACGCCGGGGCCGAACCTGCCGACGTGAGTCTACAAACAAGCAGTTTGGAGGTTACTTACTATGACTAACGAACAAGCCCTCCAGCGGAAACGCCTGGTGGGCGAAATGCGAGATATTCTTGACGTGGCCAAGGTTGAAAACAATCGCGCACTCACAAGCAACGAACTGGCGCGTTTTGACAGGGCTGAATCTGCCGTTCGGCGGCTCGACGATGAGGCCGAGCGGGAGCAGAGGCCGCGATACGGGCTCGAACAGCCCGGCCCGAACAGCTTGACGGGCGGCTATGAACCCGGGCTGATCGGCGGCGAGCGGCGCCTGTCGGGGCCGTTCGAAACGGCGGGCGCGTTTTTCAAGGCCGTTCAATTGGCCGGAACGCCGGGCCAAGCAACCGACCCGCGATTGCTCGAAAGTCGCGCGGCCTCTGGTCTGAATGAGTCCGTCGGCAGCGAGGGCGGATTCCTCGTCGGCCAGGACTTGGCCAATGAACTGGTGCGAGGACTTGTCTCGCAGTCCAAGCTGATCGGCCGTTGCCGCAAGTGGCCATTGAGTGCCCGTTCAAACGGTCTGAAGATTCCCGTTGTCGATGAGACCAGCCGGGCGACCGGCTCGCGGTTGGGCGGCGTTCAAGTTTACTGGGCTGACGAAGCCGCCGAGAAGACGAAGAGCAAGCCGAAGTTCGGCAAGCTCGAAATGAACCTCAAGAAGCTGGTCGGTCTGTGCTACGCGACCGATGAAGTGCTTGAGGACTCGGTTGTTCTCGGTACGTTTCTCGAACAAGCATTCCGCGAGGAGATGGCCTTCGTCGTAGACGACGCCATATTCTCGGGGACTGGAGTCGGCCAACCGCTTGGCATCATGACTTCCTCGGCGCTCGTAACTGTGGCGAAGGAAGGCAGCCAGCCGGACCATACCGTGCTCTTCGCCAATGTGGCCAAGATGCTCGCGCGGCTGGCGGGATCGGCGGCTAATGCGGTCTGGCTCATCAACCAAGACGTTATCCCGGAACTTTTGGGAATGACCGTTCCGGTGAAGAACCTTGCCGGAACCGATTTCGTCGGCGGCAGCGCGGTTTACTTGGCTGGCGGCTCCGCGGTGGGGGCGCCCTACGGCACGCTGTTGGGCCGTCCCGTCATCCCCATCGAGCAGGCTAGTACAGTCGGAGCCCTCGGGGATATCGTTCTGGCGGACCTGAGTCAGTATTTCTACATTGACAAGGGTTTCCAGACGGCGAGCTCGATTCATGTTCGCTTCATCTACGACGAGTCGTGCTTCAGGTTCGTCTATCGCATCGACGGTCAACCGGCCTGGAAGACAGCGGTGACTCCCTACAAGGGCGCCGCAGGTGTCACAGTATCGCCCTTCGTTGCGCTCGCTGAGCGCGACAGCTAGGGGCTCCGCTCTCTGCCCGTCCAGCTTAGCGGCCCGGCGGGCAGAGCTTCAACACCGGCGGTTCGCGTCCGCTAGCGCGACCGCCGGGCTCTCCTTTTTGGCTGACTCAGTGGCTCTTTTGGCTATCTCCGGCCACCGAGTTGAGGGCGCGTGCTCCGGATCGTCAACCCGGTCATCCTTTCGCCGGCACCGGCCGCGCCCCATTTTTTAGAAAGCGAGAAAGTAACATGGTCGGAATGGTCAAGTTGTGGCATGACGACCTCGGCTGGGGATTTGCCGCAGTCGAGGGGCACAAGGATGTTTTCGTGCATTATTCGCAGGTTCAAATGGCGGGCCACCGAAGTTTAGAAGTCGGCACGATGGTCGAGTTCGAACTTGGCGAATTTGGGGGGCGGCCATCGGCGTGCAACGTGTGGCCGGTCGAGAACGTGGACATGGCGGCGGCGTGACCAGTCCCACGCGCGCGCGAGATGCAGGGTATCCCGCACCAATTGTAGAACCACCCACAGGGGTGACCAGTCCCACGCGCGCGCGAGATGCAGGGGGGTGCTACGGTGTCACCCGAGGCCCGGCGACGCGCTGGCGGGGCTGCTAGGCCCAGCGCAGCCGTCTCCAGAACTTCCGGCAGCAACTACGGCAGCGGATCTGCCGGAGCCAAAGGGCGCACCCGAAGAGAACCAGTGCCGCGAAGTCGAGCTTCTCCATGAGGGAGTTGGCGGGCGCGTGGCGGACGTGGAGATGTGCGTCACAGTCGCAACGCGGGCAGCAAATCTTACGCGGCATGGCGGGTTACTTCCTCAAGGTGGCGCTCCGTCTCGAGCTTTTCGCGGCGATCCTCATGGACGCAGCGGATCCAGCAGACCATGACGACCACCAGGGCGGCCGCGGCCAACGGAAAGTAGAACCAGTTGGGCACGCTCATGTAGATGTCCTTTCTCTTGGGGCGCCCTGTCTGCTTCGCAGCGGTCAGGGCGGGGGGAAGGGTCAGGCGGCGGGGAGCCCCACGTGAAGTTCCAGGGGGTTGCCTTCAATTGGGGTATTCAGGTCCTCAATCTGTTCGGGTGTTAGCGTGATCCCGCGAAGTTCCGCGAGGCGCACTTTCATCGCGAGGTATTCTTTGCGACTCAGTGAAATCTGTTCGCGGCAGCAGTCGCCGTCGTCCATCATCAGGTCGTATCCAGATTCCTGCCAAGTGCCGGAGGCCCACTCGGGAAGTTCCGGCTCCGGGGTGCTCTCTGTGTTGGGTACTGTTGCCATGTTCTCTTCTCCTCTCTTGCCGCGGTCAGGCGGCGGGGGTCTGTAGCAGTTCCGGGTACTGCTTGACGAGTAGACGGGCGGTCTCGATTGCGTCGGAAAGGTCTTCGTCGAATTGTTCGAGATCCCTCCTGGTCATTTGGACCGTCAGTTTCCCGT